TAATTCTTGGATAACACAGTATACTTTAAGTATGGTCGAAAAGTATAAGTATACATATGGCAGTAAGAAAAAAAAGTAACATGAAGGGTATGACTATTGGTAGCGGAAATAAGCGACCTACTAAACAAGGAGCAGGTCTTTCTGCTAAAGGTGTGGCTAAGTATAGAAAGCAAAACCCCGGTAGTAAGCTACAAACAGCAGTAACAGAGAAAAAGCCTACAGGTAAACGAGCAGCACGTAGAAAGAGTTATTGTGCACGATCTGCAGGACAGATGAAGAAGTTTCCCAAGGCAGCTAAGAATCCTAACTCACGCTTGCGACAAGCACGTAAAAGATGGAAATGTTAGTTGACATTTATTTTTGAACATGGTATAAACCATGACTTAGTACGCCCTGACTACAAAGAATATAGATGTACTAAGACACCTTGTACCTGTACAATACCAGAAATGTGTAAAGGTAAATGGCGTAGATACCAAAAAGATGTAATGGAACACATACACTTAAAATTTAAGGACACATATAACAATGGCGACTGAACGCAATCCATTCGATCCTATTCCTAAAGTAGAAATTTCTATTATGGAAACACAGGTTTCTGAAGAGGTAGAAGGTGACTCACCTACAATGGAGTTTGATGAAACTGATGGCAGTGTTGTCGTTATGTTTGATAGTAATTTAGAAGAAGGTCTTTCTAAACAACAGATTAAAGACTCTGATGAAGACTTCTTTCGTAATCTAGTAGAAGATTTAGATGATGATGAACTACTAGATATCTCCAATCAAGTATGTGATAACTATGAAGCAGATAAAGACTCACGTGCTGATTGGGAAAGTATGTTTGAACGAGGCTTTGATCTGCTAGGTCTAAAGCTTCAAGAAGGTTCAGAACCATTTGAAGGTGCATGTACAGCAGTACATCCTATCCTTATTGAATCAGCAGTTAAGTTTCAGTCTAAAGCTACACAAGAATTATTTCCTGCTGCTGGTCCAGTAAAGACCCGTATCATTGGTAATGTTTCGGAAGAACGAGAAGCACAAGCACAACGAGTCAAAGAGTTTATGAACTACCAAGTTCAAGAACAGATGACAGAATACTTTGATGAGTTTGAACGGATGTTGTTTCATCTTCCTCTTATTGGTTCTGCCTTTAAGAAGATTTACTTTGATAGTAATCTTAATCGTCCTGTGTCAGAGTTTATTCCTATTGATCAGTTCTATGTATCTTATTATGCTACTGACTTACAGAATGCAGATAGGTATACCCATGTAATCTTCCGTAGTCCAGTCGAGATGCGACGAGACATGGCATCAGGAATGTACCATGATGAAGACCTACCAGATGCAGGTATGCCTAATCTTACACCTATTGCTCAGAAGATGGATACTATTATGGGAATGTCTCCATCAGGAGATAATGATCCTCAATACGTTCTTCTTGAACAGCATTGCTATCTTGATCTTCCCGGTAAGTTTGAAGATGAAGATAATGTCCCACTACCCTACATTGTTACAATTGAAGAACAGAGTAGGAAGGTTTTGTCTATCCGTAGGAACTACAATCAAGATGATCCGCGAAAAGAAAAGAAAACCTTCTTTACACATTATAAGTTTGTACCGGGATTTGGTTTCTATGGTCTAGGTCTTATTCACTTCCTCGGTAATCTAACGATGACTGCTACTGCTGCTATGCGTAGCTTGGTAGATGCAGGTCAGTTTGCTAACCTTCCCGGAGGCTTTAAGGCGAAAGGCTTACGAATTGTAGGAGACAATGATCCTATTAGTCCCGGTGAGTTTAGGGAGGTTGAGGCTACAGGTAATGATATTAGTAAGATGATCATTAATCTACCTTATAAAGAACCTTCACAAACATTGTTCCAAATGCTAAACTTTGTAAGTGCAACTGCACAGAAGTTTGCTGATACTACAGAGCAAGTTATTTCTGAAGGTGCTAACTATGGACCAGTAGGAACCACTATGGCATTGCTAGAAGCCAGTAGTAAGTTCTTTAGTGCAATCCATAAACGACTTCATAAATCACAACATCGAGAATTTACTTTAATAGGTAGAATTAATAACGAATATCTTCCTGAAGAGTCAATGGTAGATATTCCGTCTAATGCTCTAACCATTTATAAAAGTGACTTTGATGGTCGAGTAGATATCATTCCTGTTTCTGATCCTAATATTCCTTCATCTGCTCATCGTATGATGATGGCACAACTAGCACTACAGCTATCTCAGTCTGCACCTCCTGGCATGTTCAATGTAGAGGAACTAAATAGGACTATCCTTACAGCAGCTAATCTACCTAACCTAGATAAGATTATGCCACGTAAGCCTGATCCTGAACCTCTTGATCCTGTAAGTGATATACAGGCTGCAGTTAAAGGAATGCCTATTCAAGCTTTTTCTGGTCAAGATCATCAAGCACATATTCAAATTAAGACTTCTTTTATTCAAGACCCAATGAACGGAGGTAATCCTTTAATGCAAAGGATTGTTCCTATACTTCAGGCTAATATTCAAGAACATATTATGATGAAATATAAAGAACAAATACTAGGAGTATCAGAACAACTTATCCAACAGCATGGACCACAGGCAGTAGCTAGTGGAATGGTTGATCCTAATGATCCTCGTATTCTTGATCAAGTTCAAATGATGGCAGCGCAGCAGGTTCAACAAGCTAATGCAGCAATGGCAGCACAGCAAATGGCACAAACACCAGAAGCACAAATGCTGGGACTAGAACAACAACGTGTTCAATTAGAAGAACAAAAATTACAAATAGAAATAGCAAAACAAACTGCTGACAGTACATTGAGAAATAGAAGTATAACTCTTGATGAACAGGAACTACAACTTGATATGTTCAAAGCAGGTGTAGATATATCATCTAAACAAGAAGAAAAACAAAAAGACCGTGATGCAAAAATGGCTATTGTTGCTCTTGAAGGTCTTCTTGATTTAGCTAAGAATACAGAAAATGTTGATCGAGATAAAGCTTTAAAAGCAGCAGATGTAATAAGTAAACTTATTGATACAGATATAATGAGTAAGAGATAGTATGGAATTTTGGGAACAGATGGGTAAAGAGCTAACAGATAAAATTGAAGGAATAAAGAATTCTCTTGCATATGGAAATGTTTCTAGTTATGATGAATATCGTCAAGCAGTAGGTACAGTTGAAGGACTGGAATGGAGTAGAGAATGCTTGAAGGAAATTATTAATAATAGATTCAAAATAGAAAAGGACTAAGTATGCAAGCAGTACGAATGGATAAGACTATAGATAATTCTGAGTGGTTGACTGATGAAGATAAATTGATTGACAAAGCTACCCTACCAGCTTTGCCTGGATACCACATCTTAGTACAACCAGTATCTGTAAAGAAAGAAACTAAAGGAGGAATCATTCTTCCTGATCGTATAAAGGATGATATATCTTATCTGACTACAGTAGCTAAAGTTTTAAAATTAGGTGACTTGGCTTATAGGGATGAAAATAAATTTCCTCTAGGTGCATGGTGTAAAGAAGATGACTATATCTCTTTTGGAAAATTCAATGGTCAAAAGTTTGTATACAAGGGAGCAAAGCTTCTTCTTTTATTTGATGATCAAGTAATCATGCGAGTAGATGATCCTATGCATTTAGATACTACATATAATTTATCAAATTAATATTTGTATAACTATACACTTATAGTATAGTATGTATATACAATACAGCGCAAATCGTTAGACTTCGCTACTAACGTAAAACAAGGAGTTAATAATGAGTGAGCAATGGTCAACAATAGAAGTAGAGGCTTCTGAAAAAAAACCAGAAGTAGAGATTGAGATTGAAGGGCAGGAAGAAGTAGAAGCTGCTCCAGAAATTATAACTGATCAATCATCTAATGAAGGTTATGAAGAAGAAAAGCCTAAAGAACTAGAAGGGATTGAGACACAAGGTGCACAAAAACGCATCAGGCAATTAGTTAAACAACGTAAAGAACGAGATGAAGAATTAAATACTTTACGAAATGAATTGCTTAATCTTAGAGAAACAGTAAAAACAAAAGATACACAGCTATCTTCTAGTTTTAAAACTTCTATCGATTCAAACGAATCTAAGCTTACTTCTACTTTAGAAATAGCTAAAGACGTTTATAAACAAGCTGCTGAATCTGGTGATACAGATCGTATGTTAGCAGCACAAGAAACAATTAGTAAGACCTATGCTGATATGTCTCACATAGATAATCAGAAAAGGGCATGGGAAGATTATAATAATCAGGTTCAAGCTGGGGTACAAGAAGCTAGAGAAAATCCTCAACAAGCTGAACAGAAGTATGATCCTAAAGCCGTTGAATGGGCAAGTAGGAATAGCTGGTTTGGGACTGATAATATTATGACTTCTGCTGCTTTGATGATTGATAATGAATTAAAAGAAGAAGGGTATGATCCTTCTGATGATGATTTTTATAATAGGGTAGATGAAGTACTAAGGCAACGGTATCCACACAAGTTTGCTGATAGTACTACTGAAAACCAAACACCTCGTTTGCAGGATACTTCGTCAAATTCTGCTCAAGTGGTAGCAGGTGCTTCACGTACACCTAAGACTTCCAAAGCTAAAAATAAAGTCAAGCTTACTCAAGAAGACTTACGATTAGCTGATAAGTGGGGGATATCAATTGAAAAATATGCTGCCGAAAAGCTTAAAGTGGAACAAGCCGATGGCGATTATACTAGTATTTAACATAGTAGCGTGGAAGGAAAAAATACAATGACACGAGAAAATGACTCACGTACCGCAGAGCAACGAGAAAATTCTGGAGACTATACTTTTAAAGAACCTAATTGGTTGGAAATTCCTGAATCTGTAGAACTTCGTTTTAGCAATGAAGGTATGACCCTTCGCTGGCTACGTATCTCTATCCGAGATAAAGAAGACTATAAGAACATGGGTAAGAAAATGCAAGAAGGCTGGGAGGTAGTCCAAGCAGAAGAAGTACCAGAGATGATGCATTCTTCAATCGTGAGAGAAGAGGGACGTTATACAGGAGCAGTCTGTCGTGGAGACTTGGCCTTGGCAAAGATGCCGATACGCCTAGCTGAATCGCGTCGAGAGTTTTATGAGAACAAGAGTAAGGAAGTAGTGGATGCTGTTAATATGCAACTGATGCGTAATTCAGATTCACGAATGCCTATCTCTAACACAAGTCGAAGTCAAGTTACAACGGGTAGACGACCCTCTTTTCAAGATTAGTCTTTCGTTGTCAATGTATTTTATTTAGGAAAGGAAAAAATTATGACTACAACTGATAGTCCATTTGGTTTGCGTCCTTCCCGTATGCGTGGTTCCGGTTCTAATAGCACTGGTATGAATGATTATCCTGTTTCGACAGGTTATAACACTAACATCTTTACGGGTGATATTGTTAAAAATCAAGGTGGTGTTGTTAAACGGATGTGTCTTTCTATTGATCGTGCCATTGGTGTGTTCATGGGATGTCGCTTTACCGCTGCTAACGGAACGCCAACTTGGTCGCCATTCTGGCCAGCAGGTACGGTAACTAGTGATGCACAAGCAATGGTTGTTGACAACCCTGCTGCTACATTTATTGTTCAAGCAGACGCTTCGCTTTCTGCAGGAAGTCTTAACAGCTTTAACTTTGACGTTACTTTTGGTGCAGGTAATACTGCGACGGGTATGTCAGGGTTTGCTTTGGCGTCTAACTCTGCAACGTCTGTAAGTCGTATGCTACGGATCATCCGATTCGTAGATCAACCCGGTAATAACGTGGTTAACTCCTCGGCAGAACGTGCCTTCCCACTTTGCGAAGTGCGATTGGTTCAGAATGTCGATGCGTTCCTCACTGTTACGCCGTCTGCTTAACGGAAAGGAGTAATTTGTAATGGCTATAAATCGCGCTAATATTGCGAAAGAACTTCTACCCGGTCTAAATGCAGTGTTTGGTTTGGAATACAATGATGTTGCAGCAGAGCATACTGTTCTGTTTGACGTTGAAAAATCAGATCGTGCGTTTGAGGAAGAAGTTCTGTTCACCGGCTTCGGTACTGCCCCAGTAAAAACTGAGGGTGCTGCGGTTCAATTCGATGATGCACGTGAGGGTTACACCGCACGGTATACGAATGAAACCGTCGCTCTAGCCTTCGCGGTTACAGAAGAAGCTATGGAAGACAATCTTTATGACACCTTTGCTAAACTTCGTGCACGTGGTCTTGCTCGCTCGATGGCAAACACGAAGCAAGTTAAGGGTGCCGATATTTTCAACAACGGCTTTAATGGTAACTTCACGGGTGGAGATGGTGTATCACTTTTCAGTGCTGCTCATCCAACTTCCCATGCGGGTAATCAGACTAATACTTTCGGAGCAACCGATCTTTCGGAAGCCTCGTTGGAAGCTGGTCTGATTCAAATTGCTAAAGCTAAAGATGACCGTGGTATTCTAATTGGAATTACCGCTGAATCAATGCATGTACCACCTGATCTTACTTTTGTTGCGGATCAGATTTTGAACAGCACTTTGTCTACGACTACGGCAGTTAATGGTGGAAATGGCATTACGAATGTCAACGACATCAATGCAGTTCGTACTCAAGGTGTAGTTCCGAAAGGGTACTTTGTCAATCACCGCTTTACTGATGTAGACGCTTGGTTCCTTCGGACGGATTGTCCGAATGGTGCTAAGATGTTTGATCGTGTACCGCTTCAAACGAAGATGGAACCGGATTTCGATACGGGCAACCTTCGCTTTAAAGCACGTGAACGATTCAGTTTTGGCTGGTCTGATTGGCGTGGCTACTATGGTTCTTCGGGTTAATATCCTTAGA